AAAGAGAAAGAGCTACCAATGCTATTGCACGTCTATTAGCCGTTGGAAATCCAATTGAGACTAAGGGTCCTGAAGGAGAAGAACAAGTAGCCGGTGAACCAGAAGAAGCTACGGAAGAAACACCGCCAGCAGAAGCTGAAGCAGAAGAAACAGAAGCTTAAATATAAAGCCCTCCAAAACCGGAGGGTTTTTTGTTGGATTTATGAATAATTTTTCTTATTATTAAGAAAACCTAGAACATGAGAACACGAAGTACTGTAAAAATACTTAATACCGTTTGCGGTAAAACAATCAGCTACCTACAGACCGACGGACAGCCTAATAGGATGCATTCCGTTGACGGACCGGCCCTAATCTATGCCGAAGAAGAAAATAAAGCTCCTGAATACTATCTTTATGGAATTCGATATTCAAAAGCTGAATGGAAAGAACGTTTATCTCAACGTAAGTCCCTTCCGGCAACCGACCTAATGATGCTTGAATCTCAGTACTAAACTATTTATTAGTAAACGATACCATGGTATTTAATCTACAAAAGTTCTTGGTAAAGAACAAATTAACTGAGCGTTCTAAGTTGAACGAAGAGGATAATACCGGAGGAATGATAAAAACTGATGCAGAAAAAGAGGAGATGGGAGCCGAGGAAGGAGACGAAGAAATGTACGATCCTGATGTCGATAATCCTTATGCAACCGATCATGTAACAGACGATATGGGACGCGCCGAACCTTGGCCTACTCAAAGAGCAGCAAGTGATACAGAGAAAGATATCGATAAAGAACCAGCGCCAACAAGTGTTAGAACAGATAGAACTACTAAGAATCTTCAAACAAAAGAACTTAAACTTAAAGCTCTCGAAGATCAAAAAGACGCATTATTGATGCAATTAAAAAGCGGTCAACTTAGTCTTGATCAGTATAAAGCTGCTATCGGTAATATACCAAACCAAATTAAAAAATTAAGAGTCGATATTCAACAGGCCTTAGAACCTGAATTAGACGACGAAGAATTAGTTTAAGAGGTTATAAACACGGATAAATGTCAACCACACGTGCAGCCATAGGTGATGCAATTAAGCAAGAATTAATAAGGTGTAAACAGGATCCTGTATACTTCATGAAGAAGTATTACACCATTCAACACCCTACTAAGGGTAGAATGACCTTCAATCTCTACCCATTTCAGGAGAAAGTTCTAAGATTATTACAAAGACACGATTATACAATCATTAATAAGTCTAGACAGTTAGGTATCTCAACTCTAACTTCTGCTTTTTCTCTTTGGATGATGTTATTTGAACAAGATAAAAACACTCTTGTTCTTGCTACTACTCAAGCCACGGCCAAAAACATGGTAACCAAGGTGAGGTTTGCATATGATAACCTACCCACTTGGATGCAAATGCCTGTATTGGAGCATAACCGTTTGAGTTTACGTTTAAAAAACGGTTCACAAATTAAAGCCGTATCGGCTGCTACAGACAGTGCTCGTTCAGAAGCGGTATCACTATTAGTAATAGACGAGGCCGCTTTCATTGATAGAATTGAAGACATTTTTACTGCTGCCCAGCAAACACTTGCAACGGGAGGTCGATGTATTGCTCTTTCTACACCAAACGGTGTTGGTAACTGGTTTCATAAAGAATTTACTCGTGCACAGACAGGGGAGAATAAGTTTACACCTATCTCTTTACCGTGGACTGTACACCCAGAGAGAGATCAAACCTGGCGTGATGAACAAGACTCAGCACTAGGTAAAAGAAATGCCGCTCAAGAATGTGATTGTGACTTCAGCACATCAGGTAATACCTTCCTTGAACCTGATACATTAAATTGGTACCAATTAAACACAGTTAGAGAACCTCTCGAAAAGAGAGATATGAATCACTCCTACTGGCTTTGGGATTATCCAAATGCAATGGCTACCTACATAGTAGTTGCTGACGTAGCAAGAGGTGATGGACTTGACTTTTCTACCTTCCACGTCATAGAAACAGACACTATGACCCAGGTTGCTGAATTTAAAGATCAATTAGGTACAAAAGATTTTGCACGTAAATTAGTTTCAGTAGCAATTGAGTGGAATAATGCAATGCTTGTAGTAGAAAATGCAAACATTGGATGGGATGTTGTTACAACAATTCAAGAAATGGGGTATCCAAACCTATACTACTCACCTAAATCAGAAGTAGTAGGTACCCAAATTGAACTTTATGTAGAAAAGTTTGATAGAGGCGATGGAATGGTACCTGGATTTAGTATGAACCAGAGAACACGTCCTCTTGTTCTTGAAAAAGCAAGATCATTTATAGAAGAAAAAAGTGTTACGATTAGGTCTCAAAGATTGCTCGATGAATGGCGAGTATTTATCTGGAAAAGTGGTAAAGCACAAGCACTTCAGAGTTACAATGATGACCTCGTAATGGCCTACAGTATTGGGCTTTTCCTGCGCGATACAGCAATACGTTTCCGTCAAACGGCTATGGACCTAGCTTACGCAAGCCTAAATAATTACACACGAACTCAAAGCGGATTTCAAGTTTACACACCAAATAATAACCAAAACCAGCAAAATCCATGGCAAATGCCTATTAACGGTCAACAGGAAGACATTGGGTGGCTACTTGGATAAAGATATTTATTAGATATGGCAGATCAACAACCACAAAGGAACCTATTTTCGACGCTTAAACGCTTGTTTTCCACTGATGTTATCATCAGAAACGACGGCGGAACCTTAAGAACTGTCGATGTAGACCAGATTCAAGTCGACGGCGTACTCCAAACTAACGCACTCGTCGATCGTTTTAACCGTATTTACACTACGTCTACTTCTTACGGCGTAAATCTTAACCTTTCACAGAACTATCAGAGTGCAAGGGTACAAATTTATGCCGACTACGAAGCTATGGACACCGATCCAATCGTTGCTTCTGCTTTAGATATTATTGCCGACGAGTGTACTCTTAAAAATGCACAAGGTGATGTAATTCAAATCCGCTCATCAGATGAAAACATTCAAAAAATCCTCTACAGCCTTTTTTACGACGTGCTCAACATTGAGTTTAACTTGTGGTTCTGGATTCGAAATATGTGTAAGTATGGTGATTTTTTCCTTAAACTAGAAGTAGCAGAAAAGTATGGAGTTTATAATGTAATTCCGTTTTCGGCCTACAATATTGTACGTCTTGAAGGTACAAATCCTTCAAATCCATCAGAGGTAATTTTTAAGTACGACCCAACTGCTGCATTAGGTGCTACTGCAGGTTATTCAACATCATACCAAAATACAGACTTGGGTATTACGTTTTATAACTATGAAATGGCCCATCTCCGTCTTATTGGAGATGTGAATTACTTGCCTTATGGACGTTCATATCTTGAGCCTGGACGTAGACTTTATAAGCAGTATGTTTTAATGGAGGATGCGATGATGATTCATCGTCTTACTCGTGCACCTCAACGTCGTATTTTCTATGTAAACGTAGGAGCTATTCCTCCAAATGAGGTTGAAAACTACATGCAGCGTATGATTAACAAGATGAAGAAAACACCTCTTGTTGATCAGAAAACAGGTCAGTATAATCTTAATTATAACGTGCAGAATATGCTTGAAGACTTCTTCATTCCTGTACGCGGTAACGATCAGTCTACACGTATTGATAATGCACCACCTCTTGAGTATAATGGTATCGAAGATATCAACTACCTACTTAATAAATTATTTGCAGCCCTTAAAATACCTAAAGCATTCCTTGGATACGAAAAGGATTTGACAGGCAAGGCTACATTAGCTGCAGAAGACATTCGCTTTGCACGTACTATTGAAAGAATACAACGTATTGTTCTCTCTGAGTTGACTAAGATCGCACTTGTTCACCTTTATGCACACGGTTATGATGACGAGTCGTTAACTAATTTTGATCTAATGTTAACAACTCCTTCTATCATTTACGAGCAAGAAAGAATTGCTCTTATGAAAGAGAAGACTGACCTAGCAGCTCAAATGATAGAAATTGGATTAATGCCAACTGACTGGATCTACGATAAATTATTCCACTTCTCTGAAGAAGAATTTGACGAGTATCGTGATTTAATTATGGAGGATAAGAAACGTAAATTCAGAATGACTCAAATTGAAGAAGAAGGTAACGATCCAGCAGAAAGTGGACAGGCATACGGTACACCTCACCAAATCGCTTCGATGTATGGAGGATACGGATCAGCACCTCTTTCTGGAAATAATGTTCCGCAAGGTTACGATGAGACCAACCCGAACGAACCTACCAAACTTCCAGGTCGTCCAGAAAGTAAAGTATCGCTTATTAACACCTCTGACGACCCTCTCGGAAGGGATAGAATGGGAGTATATGATCTCAAGTCAAAACCGAATACAGGTGAAGATGGAGCTAGTTTAAAATCCAAATTTACCGGCGGAAGCCCTCTTTCT